GAACAAGCAGTTCCAACTGTTGCTAAATCTTGGAAAGAAGCAATCCCAGAAGATTTAAGAAATGATCCAAACATATCTAAGTTTACTGAACTAGAAGCTCTTGCTAAATCATATGTCAATGCAACAAGAATGATTGGTCAAGACAAAGTTGCTGTGCCTAATAACAATTCAACAGATGATCAATGGAATGAAGTTTATGATAAACTTGGCAGACCAGAATCTCCAGATAAATATCAATTAGATATTAAATCAGAAGCTGTTCCATTAGATGAAGGTGCAATTAAATCTTTTGCAGAAAATGCTCATCAGCTTGGTTTAAATAATAAACAAGCTCAAGGTATCTTAGAGTTTTATAAAAATTCTATGGAAGGTTCTGCACAACAAAATCAAGTAGACATGGAAACTGCTCAAGCAAATGCTGAACAAGAACTCAGAAAAGAGTGGGGTAGAGCTTATGAAGATAACATTAAAAAAGCTGGAGCTGTAGCTAAAGCTAACATGGATGCAACTATTTTAGATATGCAATTAAAAGATGGTACACGATTAGGAGATCATCCTGCGGTTATAAAAGGTTTTGCAAACATTGCTAATCTTATGTCTGAAGATAAATTAATAAGTACAGAATCTGAAAATGTATCTCAAGGTACAGATTATGAAGCTGAAATATCTAAGATTGTTAATGATCGAGATGGTCCATATTGGAATAAATCACATCCAGATCACGACAAAGTGGTTCAGCAAGTATTCACTCTAAGAACAATGATGAATGGATAATACAGAATTAAAATTAGAGATACTTCGTATTGTTGTAGAAAGTGGATCTGAAAATCAAAAATCAAATCCCTTGCCAATCTGCGATGAATATTATAAATGGGTTTCTAAGGCGGATGAAAATTCGCCTAAGAAAAGTAAGACAATTCGTAAATCGAACCTTACTGACAAGAAGGAATAGACTCTAGTCTAACAGACTTTAAATGCAAGAGATGCCAGATTTTCTGAGAACCTCTCTGTTTTTTGTTTAACAATAACTAACAATTAAGGAGAGACAATTATGTCAACTCAAATAACTACAGCATTTGTAGAACAATATAGTTCTAACATCCAAATGCTATCACAACAAAAAGGTTCTATTCTTAGAGATAAAGTTAGATTAGAATCTGTTACAGGTAAGAATGCTTTCTTCGATCAAGTAGGAAGTGTTACTGCATCTGTAAGAACAACTAGACACTCAGACACTCCACAATCAAATACTCCTCACTCAAGAAGAAGAGTTTCATTGGTTGACTACGAGTTTGCTGATTTAGTTGATGATCTAGATAAAGTAAGAATGTTAGTAGATCCTACTTCTACTTACGCATTAGCTGCTGCTTATGCAATGGGTAGAGCAATGGATGATGCTATCATTACTGCTGCTACTGGTTCAGCTGATACTGGTGTAGCTGGTGGAACTGCGGTTGCATTACCATCAAGCCAAATCATAGCTGAAGCTGGTACAACTGGTATGACTATCGCTAAGTTAAGAGAAGCAAAAGAGATCATTGATTTAGCTGATGTTGATCCTTCACTACCAAGACACATCATCGTATCTCCTAAACAGATCACAGATCTATTAGGAACTACTGAAGTGACTTCAAGTGATTTCAATACAGTTAAAGCATTAGCACAAGGTGATATTAATACTTTCTTAGGATTTAATTTCATCGTGTCTAACAGATTGAATGTTGCTTCATCTAAAAGAGATTGTATTGCTTTCGTAAGTGATGGAATCGCTTTAGCAGTTGGTAAAGATGCTACTGCTAGAATCGATGAAAGAGCTGACAAAGGTTATGCTACTCAAGTTTACTATTCTGCTGCATTCGGTGCGACTAGAATGGAAGAAGATAAAGTAGTTAAAGTCCAAGCTCACGAAGCGTAAGGAATAAAATTTTAGGCGGTGGAAGCGAGAGTGGAAGCCGCCTAAAGTGCATGAAACAAATTAAAGATTTAAAAACAGTATTACATTTTAAACAAGGGAATTATGTTTATCGATATGTATTGGTAGATAGATTTAAAAATACAAGTAAAGTACATTATGGTTTTGATACAAAGCTAGAAAGAACTGAGGAAGAGATATTCTCATTGCAAACCAATAGAAAGATAAGAAGAAAATATATTATTAAAAATGACAAAAAATGACTTTGATCCTAGAAATTTAGGATTGTATAAAGAACCTAAAGATTTATTGCATTTTCAATGGCAAGACGATAATAGAGTTTATAGATATGCTTTAGTTGAAATTATTGATGAAAGAGATATTAATAGTAGAACTAAGCAGAAAAAAGATGAGTTGCAATTAACTCAAAAAGAAATATGGAGTAAGTATGGCATCAGTAGTAGACATTTGTAATGGAGCATTAAACCAACTTGGTGCATCAACAATTTTAACACTTACTGAAGATTCTAAAAATGCAAGACTTTGCAACGCAAGATACACACAAGTTAGAGATAGTTTATTTAGATCTCATCCTTGGAATTGTTTAATTAAAAGAGCTGAACTCGCAAAAGATACCGCAACACCTTCATGGGGTTTTGCATATCAATTTACTTTACCCGCAGATTGTTTGAGAGTGCTTACCATTTTAAATTATGATTATGATTATAAGATTGAAGGTAGAAAAATTTTAGCAAACCATGCTACAATAAAATTACAATATGTTGCAAGAATAACAGATCCAAATCAATATGATGAGTTATTAAGAGAAACCATATCAGCTGCACTAGCTGCTGACATTGCTTATGCTATTACATCATCTAATCCAACAGCTTCTAATATGTTTACTTTGTTTAAAGATAAATTAAAAGAAGCTAGATTTGTTGATGCTACTGAAGGTCAAAATACAAATCCAGATGATGGATTATCAGATGTTATTGGAGCTTCTTCATTTATAAACTCAAGGTACTAATCGATGGCTAGAGTTGCGGTACAATTAACCAATTTTACTGGTGGTGAATTATCACCAAGACTAGATGGTAGAAATGATCTAGCTAAATATCCTACAGGATGCAAGACATTAGAGAATATGATTATCTTCCCACATGGAAGTGCAGCAAGAAGAAGTGGTACACAATATGTTGCTGAAGTAAAAGATAGTTCTAAAGAAACAAGATTAATTCCTTTTGAATTTTCTACAACACAAACTTACATACTTGAGTTTGGTGATCAGTACATAAGATTTTATAAAGACAATGGTCAAATATTATCTGGTGGATCAGCTTATGAAATATCTTCACCTTATTTAGAATCAGAACTATTTGATATTAAGTTCGCACAATCTGCTGATGTTATGTACCTATGCCATCCAAGCCATCCAGTACAAAAGCTATCAAGAACAGGTCATACTGCCTGGACACTTACAGATGTTGATTTTCAAAATGGTCCATTTCAAGATCATAATATTTCTACAACAACAATAACAACTTCTCATACTTCTGTTGGTGCTACTGCCACATTAACCTTATCATCGACAACTGGAGTTAATAATGATCAAGGTTGGTTATCTACTGATGTTGGAAGATTAGTACACATGAAAGATGGTCATTTAAAAATTACAGCATACACATCTTCAACTCAAGTTACTGCAACTGTAGAAGTTGCTATATCTTCTGGTAGTGCAACTACTGACTTTGCATTAGGTTCATTCTCAGATACTACAGGCTATCCTTCTTGCGTAACCTTTTTTGAACAACGATTAGTATTTGCTGCAACATTATCTCAACCACAAACATTATTCTTTTCTAAATCTGGTGACTATGAAAACATGGATGATAACTATCATGGTACAGTAGCTGATGATGATGCTATCATTTACACAATCGCATCTAACCAAGTAAATGCAATTAGATTTATGACCGCTACTAGAACTTTAATTATTGGTACAGCAGGGGGTGAGTTTGCAGTTAGTGGTGGTGGTACTGATATTGCAATTACACCAACAAACATATTAATTAAAAAACAATCTAACAATGGTGCTGCAAACATTGATGCACTTGCTGTTGGTAATGCTACTTTGTTTTTACAAAGAGCTAAAAGAAAATTAAGAGAACTAGCTTATAACTTTGATGTAGATGGTTATATAGCTCCAGACTTAACTATCCTTGCCGAACACATTTCAGAAGGTGGATTCAAACAACTATCGTATCAACAAGAACCTAATCAAATTATTTGGTGTGTAAGAAATGATGGTCAGTTAGTTGGATTAACATATCAAAGAGAACAACAAGTTGTTGCTTGGCATAGACATATATTTGGTGGAGCATTTGGAAGTGGTAATGCGGTTTGCGAAAGTGTTGCAACTATTCCAACAGATGATTCAGAATATCAAACTTGGGTTATTATAAAAAGAACAATTAATGGTTCTACTAAAAGATATGTTGAGTATTTACATGATTATAATTTTGATGAAACAGATGATACTTCATTTAATTTTTTAGATTCACAATTAAATTATAGTGGTGCAACATCTACATTAGATGGTGCAATTACAAATTCTGATACGACAATTACTTTAGATGATGCCTCTAGTTTTACAACAACAGGTACAATTAAAATTGGAAGTGAAATAATTACTTATACTGGTAAGTCATCAAACGATTTAACAGGATGCACAAGAGGTACAAATAGTACAACTGCAGCAGCTCATGTAAATGGCAAAGAAGTTTTACAAGTTGTAAATTCTTTTGCTGGACTTTCTCATCTTGAAGGTGAAACAGTTTCAGTATTAGCTGATGGATCAACTCATCCAAATAAAATTGTAAGTTCTGCAGCAATAACTTTAAATAGATTTGTTAATAAAGCTAAAGTTGGTTTATCATTTATATCTCTATTACAAACTATGAGGATAGATGCTGGTTCACAGAATGGTACATCACAATCTAAAACAAAAAGAATTTATGAAATTACATTAAGATTATATGAATCTATTGGTGTAGAGGTTGGTCCAGACTTATCTAATATGGAACGAATACCATTTAGATCATCTGCAAATCCTATGGATAGTGGTATAGCAGTATTTACAGGAGATAAAGAAATAGAGTTCAGAGGTAATTATGAAACTGATGGCTTTATCTTTGTTAGACAAAATCAACCTTTGCCTTTAACAATATTATCATTATATCCTAAACTACAAACAAACGATGGATAACATTTTAAATATTGTAAAATATAAAGGTGAGCATGGTAAGCATATTATGAAACAACAAATGAACCATGTATTGATGGATAAAGATATGGAGTTTGAAGGAGATCCAATGAATTTAG